TCGCAGGGATTTAAAGAGCAAATATATGATATATTTCAGTATTTACCTAGAAATATACAAGTTGCTTTGTTTAGTGCCACATTACCCAATGAAATATCAAATTTAACAGATAAATTTATGAGAGACCCTGTTAAAATATTAGTAAAGACAGAACAACTTACACTCGAAGGAATAAATCAGTATTATGTTGCATTAAACGATGATAATGAAAAGTATGATGCTTTAAAGGATATATATGCCAGCATTTCTGTTAGTCAATGCATTATATATTGTAATAGTATAACACGAGTTCAAACATTATACAATAATATGATTAGAGATAATTTTGCAGTAGGGCAAATTCATAGTAACATGGAGAAAATAGAAAGGACTAATAATTATAATGATTTCATTGCCGGTAAAACTCGTGTATTACTATCAACTAATCTAACTGCAAGGGGTATTGATGTTCAGCAAGTGAGTACTGTTATTAATTTCGATATACCTAAAAATGTTCATACATACTTACATAGAATTGGAAGAAGTGGACGATGGGGTAGAAAGGGGATGGCTATTAATTTCATCACTAAATTTGACGTATCCAATATCAGAGCAATTGAACAGCATTATGCAACTGAAATTAAAGAATTACCTGCAAATATTGTAGCATAATTTACGTTTAAAATATATCATATAAATATATTTAACTAATAATGACATATTTTAAACTACCTATTACATATACAAATGAGTGTCACAATATAGACGACAATATTATTACGGATTTAGAATTAGTTAATCCAGATAACTCCTTATATAAAAAAATATTCAATCCAAAATCAAAATTAGGAGAAAAAATAATAAACTTATGGACAAAACATTATACTACAAATACTAAATATCTAGAAGATACACAAACCCTAATTAAAAAAGAAATTCCACAAATGAAAAACATTGAAAGCGACGAATATGAATTATTAGAGAGAATAGGGAATCTCAAACAAAATGATACTGATTTCCACGAAAAATACAATTATATTGAGTGGAAATATTTACAAAACCTAAACAATAATGCAGTATGTATGCAATGGTTGAGTGTATATAATATGTTGTCGCCTGTGTTAACACTAGCAATGCCTATATTATTTCTGATACTACCATTTTTAATACTTAAAATCCAAGGACAAAACGTATCGTTTTCTAATTATGTAGAGTTATTAAAAATTGTTTTTAAAAAACATCAAATCGGTAAATTATTTGACATACATTCGGTTTCTTGGGATCAGAGAATATACATATTAATTTCCTTGTTCTTCTATGTAGTTCAAATATATCAAAATATATGCTCCTGTATACGCTTTGTTAAAAATATTAAATTCATACATAGAGATTTATTTTTAATTCGAAAACACGTTGACGACACGATTATTGCTATTAATGATTTTGATTTGCAATGCACAAATATACAATCTTATGAAGAGTTCGTAACTGACCTAAGGAGTCAGATGGTCGTATTAGAGAGATTTAAAGTTGATTTAGACAATATTATACCAAACAAATTAACATTTACAAAGATAAATAATATTGGACAGACCATGAAATGTTATTATATGTTACACAACAACGAGGCCTATAAAAATGCTCTCCAATATTCATATGATTTTTGGGGATACATTGATATTTTGAACGGTATTAAGGAAAATGTAAATACAAACTATCTTGGTAAATGTAAATTTGGCAATAAAACCAAATTTAATAATGCGTTTTATCCTATTACACACAATAATCCTGTTAAAAATACTTATAATCTTAATAAACAATTACTAATCACAGGTCCTAATGCAGCTGGTAAAACTACTATATTAAAAACAACGTTGTTTAATATTTTAATCTCTCAACAAATAGGATACGGCTGTTATAAAAGTGCTACTATTTATCCTTATCACAAAATACATTGTTATATTAATATTCCAGACACATCAAATAGAGATAGTTTATTTCAAGCAGAAGCAAGACGATGCAAGAATATTTTGGATAATATCAAAGACGACAATATACGACATTTTTGCGTGTTTGATGAATTATTTTCAGGAACAAATCCATATGAAGCAATTAGCAGTGCAGTATCATTCCTACGATACTTAAATAAGTATAAAAATGTTTCATTTATAATAACAACACACTATTTAGATATATGTAATAAGTTGAGCAATGATAAAAAGACACATAACTGCAACATGAAGATAAATAAAAAGGAAGATGGTGAGTTTTTATATACGTATAAGTTAGATAGTGGTATATCTAATGTGAAGGGTGGAATCAAAGTTTTGAATGATTTAGAATATCCAACAGAAATTATTGATAACACAAATAAATTAATAGGACAGTTAAATATTTAATACGTAAAAATATAATTTATATAGTATTTTTAATTTTTAATAATGTTTAAAGAAAACAGTTTTTTATTATCAATTGCATTAATCCTATTGTTAGCAGGGGTTATCGTTTATTATGTTAATGGTCGTTTTAAAAATATTGAAAACTCACTGCAAAAACAAAATACAATTTTAAGTGATTTTATAACCAATGTTCGTAATGATTTAGGAGAGAATACTGTCATTAAGAATGATAATACTACAAAGGAAATTTTCCTTTCTGGTCCACCAAGTCAGGATGCAACTTTGGAGGCGAAAATATCGGCGGAGAATTATCTTAAGAAGATAGATGTCTCCGATAACGAATCAGATACTGACACCGATAGCGATTCGGATACTGATTCTGATAGTGAATCTGTTGACGATACGCAAATTAATATAAATAAGGAACAAAATATTGAAGATGTTAAGGTTATAGACATTTCTAAAGATACCAGTGACGACGAGAGTTTAGTGTTACCAGAATTAGAACAAATGGATACGATTAATAAACCACGAAAAATCATAGAATCTAGTGATTTGGCAAATTTAAGCAGTGATTTAAAAGCCGTCAAATTAGAAAAATCGATTTCGGTAGATGATGTATCAGATGACGTTGAATTAATACTTGACAACATTGTGGATAATGTAGATGATAGTGTTGTACAAAGCACAGAAACTCTAGTTAATGAAGTAACTGATACAGATTTATTAAGCAATATACAATATAAAAAAATGAAGGTAGACGATTTAAAAAAAATAGCATTAGATAATAATTTATCAACACCAGCCGAAATACAGAAACTTAGAAAGGTAGAATTAGTATCTTTACTCGAAAATAATCAAGGCAAAATTAATCAATAAATCTTTTATAGTTAATACTTTTATATTTACTTATATTAAATGAGTTGGGGAACGTGCTATTCTGGTTCAAATAATATCCATTTTAATTCTCCTCCAATAATGCACGATGGGAGAAATTACGCATCGTGGCAATCTGGAGCAGCTATTAATGAAAACTTACGCAAAAAAACTGGCATTAAACAAAATTGGGAATATCGTAAATACTTAGTTGATAATGCGGATAGCATTATCAGACAAAATCAAGAAAATGCTTGTGATCAATGTAGTAATTGTAAATTAGATGTCGACAATAGTATTAAATATCCACAAGCTCCGTATGTGTATAATACTCAAAACGAATCATCACAGCCATATGGTTACGAAAACAGTGACCTTAAAAATCTATATTTAAGCAAACAGAGTTTACAAAGCAGACAAGTAATTCCTGTTTACACACAAGACCAATTAATTAAAAAGTATTTTCCTAATTCGAAATAAATAACAACAAGCAATATAAGTAGAATGTATTAAATATTTATTTAAAATTAAATATTTAATAACATAAAGTATATGAAAATACTAAGTATTGATGTTGGTATTAAAAATTTAGCACTTTGTTTATTAGAAATAAAAAATAATTCATATAAAATCATAAAATGGGATGTAATCAATTTGTGTGGAGAGATACCAACCTGTAAACAGATAATAAAGAAGAAAAATATAACTACAAAATGTAATAAACCTTCAAAATATACCAAAAATAATATTTATTATTGTAAAAGCTGTGCTAAGAAAACTAATTATATAATACCTTCTACTGATTTGAATTCTATACATCAAAAAAGAATTAAAATAGATAAATTAAAACAAATAGCAATCGATTATAACATTGAAATCCCAAACAAATATAAGAAACAGGAATTAGTAGATATTTTAGATGAATTTAAGAAAAATAATTGTCTAGACAGCATTAAGCAGGACTCAGCTGCAGAAATGTCTTTAATTAAAATAGGCTGTGCAATACGCGACAATTTAAACAATGC